TCTTTGACGAATTGATAATCTAGTACAGAAGTCACTTTTTGTTCAGGAGTTTGACTTTCAATGTTTTTTACATTATATGTATATGTTTTATATGGTCGATCTTTGTATATACTGGCGATTGACCTAAATTGAAATCCATCTTTTGTTTCAAAAAACAGCATATCCGCACGTTGATCACCAGTCTTAGCTGGTTTTGCATATGTACACAACCAACTTATTGCTTCAAATGGTCGCAGTGTTGGAATTATAAAATCATAAACACCAGTTGTTTTTTCAAAGTTTTGTGTATCTATTCTTTTCGGATCAACTTTCAATTGCGTTAAAAGAATATCAGTTACGATTTGATGTATTGCCTTACCTTTATAAGATTTTACCACCTTTATTTGTTCAGAGTCAAATAATTCTTTTGAACAGAAGTATATTTTTATGAATTCACTGTTTTGGTTTCCAACTGGTTTTCTATCTGGTATTGAATAGATTTGATACTTCTTCAGATTACCAGGTGACTTATTAACGTTTTCTGATCCACCTTTTGTGGACCCAAAACTAATTTGAATTTCTTCCTTGCCCGATAATTGTAACTTTTCTACTAATCCAACACCGTCACGCAATATTACATATCCAGAAATGACAAAACTATACATGTCTTCGAAAAAAGACAGTTCTGTTAAAAGCTCAGTTACATCAAATTCACCAGTTGATGCAAATATTCTTAATTCATCTACGCTGGCACTTTGTGGATAGTAAGCTACATTTTTTGGAGTATCGACCATTTTATTCCGACATTAATGTTTCAAATTGTGCATTAACAGTTTCTGCAAATTCTTTCTTTATGACTTTTATTGATCTTTTAGATTCATTCAATTCCAATTCATATTGATACAATGTTACCGCATTTTTTGAAATTGTTATTGTCGTCGTGCTTGTTGGAAAGTCATAAACTGTTTTTGATGGTGTTAAATTGTTGTATGTCTCTTCATCAATAGTTATCTTTTTTTCCGTTGTGGTTCTTGTTGACGATTCAAATTGTGTAATCACCTTCTCATAATGATGAATTGTTGAATATGGATTTTCACTTGTATATTTTTCTATAATATATCTTTCAAAAGATGCACGATCCAGTGGCCATCCCCATTGTGGATCAGTTATTTCATTTGCATAAAGAATTAACCAGTAGTAATAAGAATCATTGTAATATCTATGTGCAATCATTTCTGGTGTTTCACCGTCCTGCACATCATATGTGTAGAATAAAAGTGGATTATCCAGTAGCGTTTGTATGATACTACTTCTAGCCATCAAGTTGACCATGACACTTCGCGTGCCATCTTTCTGAGTTGTAACTACTTTTGGATATTTTTCAAAGTAACTCATTAGAATCCTTCTTTGATCTGAGTCTTATCGACAAGAACAATTTCTTTGAATTGAAGTGACATAGTTGTCTGAACTGGTGCACCATTACCCTCAAAAGCTGCCCATCCGTTTGGTGCATAATTTACGTTTACCTTTTCCAAAACACTTCTCTTTAAAAGATTTATGTTTGGATTGACTTTTCCATTGTAACGGAAAGACACGTTGAAAACCGATGGAGGAATAAAGAAAAATCCTCCCAAACCACCTATTTGTGGTGCAGCATGGTAACGAAAAGATTTTATGATAGCATTCACACTGTTTGTTTCTTCTTTAGAACTTGGTGTGAAAGTGAAATTCATTTCATATGTTCTAAATTGTATACCTTCAAACAATACTTGTTCTTGTGGATTGAAAACATAACCGGCAGCACTCATCGCTAGTTTAGTCGCTGAATTTTCCATAAACGATGTTATGGCCGCTGGACCAAGACTAGAAAAAGGTGTAGCATTTATAGCTGTTGCTAAATTTAACTGATTATACGTAGCATCATAATCAAAATTTAGTGTCTCTGGCATGTATAATGCAATAGTTGCAACAGATTTATCTTTTGTTCTGGGTGTAACACTAACTGGAGTTGGGCTAATAACGCTTTTAAAAAAAGAAGTCAGTGTACTTTTAGCAGTACCTGAGATACTTTCAGTTGTCACCTCATTTGGTTTAGTAACTGAATGTCCACCACTTTCATCATTGACTGCTGTGTCCGATGATGGTAATTTAATACCAACTTTGCTTAATGCATCACTCAAAGAAACTGGTGCAATTTCATATATATCAAAGTATACAGCATGCCCCCTTTTGGAACTTTCCAAATCTTTTGGATAGGCTAATGAATAGTTTGAACTTCTTGTATATTTTGATGTGTAAAGATCGGCTGCAGGACCGGCTGAAGGATCAAAAACCGGTTGTGCAATTTCATTATAAACTGTTTGTTTAGCGGTTTGTGCTAAAGCAGCGGGTAACCCACCGGGTGCAATGTTTGTTCCGCCGGCATTGTTTTCTTCTGGACTGATAATATCCGCCATTTAGTATACCTTATTCTTTGATTGCAAAATGCATACATAATATTTATATGTCATACAAATCATCTTACAAGGGTCTTTTTAGACCTAGAAATCCACAGAAATATGTGGGTGATCATACAAATATTGTTTATCGTTCATCCTGGGAGTGTAGGGTGATGAACTGGCTCGACAAAAATCCAGATATTATCTCTTGGGCTTCTGAAGAGATGATTGTACCTTATATATCGCCGGTCGATGGAAAATGGCATAGATATTTTCCAGATTTTCTAGTCAAAGTGCGAACAAAAGACGGAAAACAGAGGACAATGATGCTTGAGGTGAAACCGAAAAAACAAACAAGTGCGCCAGAAGTCAAAAAAAGAGTGACAAAACAATACATCAATGAAGTTGCAACCTGGGGTGTCAATCAGGCAAAATGGAAAGCTGCAAGTGAATACTGTTTAGATCGTGGTTGGGAATTCAAAATCATCACAGAAGAACACCTTGGACTCTAACTAAATATCGGATGGCTACAAAACCCTCAATACTCACTAAAATAGCAGAAGAAAAAACTGCAGCTGGCGTCCAAACAATGAGTCGCCAGTCTTTTGCATGGTTGAAACAAAAGATGTTGCAACTGAGAAATCCGACTGCATACATCCCTCCAATGACAAAGGAGAAGTATAGATACACACCACCATCAAACAGACAGAAGTTTTTACTTGGTGGTCTCTATTTCTTTATATACGATCCAAAGGGTAAATCTGAATTACCATATTATGACAGATTTCCACTTGTGATGCCACTCCAAAGAAATGCGGATGGATTTTTGGGTTTGAATATACATTATTTACCAATTAATTACAGAATCCTGTTCATGCGTAAGTTGATGGGTAGAGCCATCTATGATGAGAATGATGAGATTAAACGTATACGCATCACCTATGACATACTGGACGCAACCAGGAGGTTCAAGGAGTTCAGACCGTGCGTCAAACAGTACTTGTACTCACACGTTAGATCAAGAATCCTGGCGGTTCAACCTGATGAGTGGGATGTGGCAACTTACCTGCCGGTACACCAGTTTAAGAAACAACCTGCCAAGACAGTTTGGCAAGATTCTATCGAAGAAATAAGGAATTCATAAATGTCATTACCAATTGACAGAATTATCTCGTCTTTCAAAGGCGATTTTGCTAGACCAAGTAGATTTGAAGTATTCTTCCCTCTGCCTGGAGGTTTAAATTCTTTTGGCAGTTCGCAAAATATATTAACATTCCGATGCGAAAATGCTCAGATACCAGGAAGAACTCTAGCAACGACAGAACAAAGAACTTATGGACCAATTGAAAAGTTTCCATACCTGACAACATATAACGATCTTGATCTGACGTTTATTGTTGATAGTGATATGAAACAAAAGAAATTATTTGATGCATGGATGCAACTTGTGAATCCTACTTCTACAAATAACTTCAAATACAGAAATACTTACTGCACCGACATTACGATTAGACAATATGATGTTACAGATAGAAGAACCTATGAGGTGAGATTTGTTGAGTCTTATCCACTTTCAATCAACCAAATGGATTTAGATTGGAGTGCTGACGGTTATCATAAACTGAATGCGACATTTGCATATACTAGATGGGAAACCATTTGAATTTATAAGGAGTTACTATGGCTTTACCAAAACTTGAAGTGCCAACATATGAAATTGAATTACCACTTTGTAAAAAGAAACTGAAATACAGACCGTTCTTAGTCAAAGAACAAAAGAATTTGCTGATGGCAATGGAATCTGGTGACGCAGATACCATTCAACAAAACATCAGAGACATTCTTAGTGTTTGTACTTTGACTGAAGGTGTTAACTTGGATGAACTTCCAATTATTGATATTGAATATTACTTTATCAACCTCAGAGCAAAGTCTGTTGGTGAGATTTCAGAATCAAAGTATCGTTGCAACAACAAAGTTACTGAGACAAAAGAGTGCGGCAATATCATGGAGTCAAAGATTAACTTGACTGAGATATATCCAGAGTCGGATGAAGTTGTTGATCCAGAAGTTAGAATCAGTGATAAGATTGTTGTGAAGATGCGTTACCCACAATTTGGGCTTGTTAGAGATTCCATTAACATGGACAATATTACTGATGTTACATTCAATATGATTGCAAATTCAATTGAGTACATCTATGACGGTGAACAGTTTCATTATGCAAAAGAAACAACAAAAGAAGAGTTGATTGAATTCGTTGAAAGTATGAATCAACAACAATTCGAAAAGATCGAACACTTCTTCAATAACATTCCAAGGTTAAAGAAGAAAATTGAAATAGTTTGTTCCAAATGTGGTTTCAATCACAGTTTGGAAGTGGAAGGGCTCGAAAGTTTTTTCGGGTTATAATTTGTTATGATGATTTAAAGAATTATTACAAGACAAACTTTTCATTGATGCAACACCACAAATATAGTTTGTCTGAGCTTGAGAGTATGATACCTTGGGAAAGGGATATCTACATCACATTATTGATACAGTATCTTGAAGAAGAAAACTTAAAAATAAAAGAACGAAGTAAACGATAATGGCAGATATAAATGATTCAAGTAAAAAGACCACCAGAAGTCTAATGGGTGGTCTGATGAGTCTTTTGCGCGGCAGTAATAAAGATTCGGAAGTTCTTGGTAAAAACTCTTCCGATTCCGAGGTTCTTGGTGGTATATACAAGTTGATGGTTCAAAAAGAGAACTTCAATAAACTTCAACATGAGAGAAGAGCAAACTACCTTGAAGAAGAAGAGAGTGAAAAAGCTAGACGACATAATGAAATAATTAAGGCGTTAACAATTCGTAGAAAGCCTGCGCCAAAGAAAGCAAAGGCAAAAGAACCGGTTGTGCCGGGTATGCCTAAGGCACCAGCACCAAGAGCTCCTGCACCTGGACCAAAAGCACCAGCACCCGGACCAAAGGCGCCAGCTCCAACAGCACCGGCTCCAACAGCGCCAGCGCCGGGTGCACCTGGACCAAAGGCGCCAGCTCCAACAGCACCGGCTCCAACAGCGCCAGCGCCGGGTGCACCCGGACCAAAGGCGCCAGCACCAACAGCACCGGCTCCAACAGCACCGGCTCCAACAGCACCGGCTCCAACAGCACCAGCGCCTACAGCACCAACAGCACCAAAAGTTTCAGATGCTGCAAGAAAACAGGCTGAAGAACAGGCCAGAAAACAGGCTGAAGAACAGACTAGAAAACAGGTTGAAGAAGCTGCTAGAAAGAAAGCTGCTAAGGATGCTGAAGAAGCTGCTAGAAAGAAAGCTGCTAAGGATGCTGAAGAAGCTGCTAGAAAGAAAGCTGCTAAGGATGCTGAAGAAGCTGCTAGAAAGAAAGCTGCTAAGGATGCTGAAGAAGCTGCTAGAAAAGAAACAGCAGAGAGATTAAAAAAAGAAGAGGCAGAACGTTTAAAACGAGAGGCTCAAGAAAGAGCCAAAAAAGCTGAAGAAGTTAAAAAGAAAGTTGAACAACCAACTGCGGCACCAACACCTTCTGCTCCCACACCAGCTGCACCACCAACCGCTGTGAAAGTGCCGCCAGCTGGAATACCATCTTTAGATGCTACCAAAAAAATGATTATGTTGCATGAGGGTAAAGTTAATTATCCATATAAAGACAGTAAAGGTCTTTGGACAATTGGTGTTGGACATTTAATTGGAGATGGAAAAAGTTTACCACCCGAATATGATGCATGGAAAAACAACGGCGGTCCTTATGATAAGAAAAACAATAAAACTCCAGCAATGACAGATGAACAAGTGATGGCATTATTTGAAAAAGATTTTGAAAAACATAGATTGAAAGCAGAAAAGTCTCCTGGTTGGAATTTAGCTAATGAAACAGGAAAATCTGCAATGATTGATTTAACTTATAATTTGGGCAGCTGGTGGACCATTTTTAAACAAGCGGGAGCTGCAGCCGCAGCTGGTGACTTTAATCGATTTGCTGAACAAATGAAATATGCAAATCCAGAAACTAAACAACTTAGTAAATGGTATCAACAAGTTGGAAAAAGAGCCGAAAAGATAGTCGAAATGATTCGTAATGGAAAAGAAGAAAACACACAAAAAAATACTCCAGTAACTATTCCTCCCACTGTTGGAGACAATATCAATTCATCTTCCAGATCCAATGCAGAAATGAGAAAACAACTAGGTGCTGCAACAGCAGGTTCACAAACAACAAACAATGTTAATGTAGCACAGCCAGCCGTAGCACAACAAAAAAGTGGAACGGTTGTTGATGATAGTTCACCATATTCAAGAAAGACTAAACAATAATGGCTACAAATTTAGATTACCAAAGAGCCAGAAGAATACGTAATACAGGTTTTGCTGACCTTTTGTCGGACCAACTTGCCGGTGATGCCACGATCGGTGGCGCACTTAAGAAAACCATATCTCTCAGAACACAGGCCAAAATAAAAGGAATCAAAGAGAAATTTGATCCATTAAACATTGCAAAGTTTTTGACTGGTGGTTCTAGTTTGGGTCCTGCTTTATTGGGTAAACTGACAGGTCGATCTGAAAAAGACATTCAGTATTTCTCTGGTCGTATGCGACCAATACGTGAACGTGGAACTGCATCAAGAATTGGTAGAGAACCTGGAACTGGTATGTCTGAAGGCGTCAACGAGATGCTCAGAAAAATCTATTATCTAATGCAAATTACTAGAGAAAGAGATTTGCAAAGAAGTGACACAGAATTAAACTTTGCTGAAGAAAAGAAACTAGAAGATGAAAAGAGACACAAAGAACTATTGAAGGTATTGAGTAAATTAGCCAAAGGAAATGCAACTGTTACTGAAGAAAAATCTAATCGGGGGCTTTTAGATAGTCTAATGGATCTATTGAGAAGAGTGCCTGCTTTGCCGATACCAACAGCTGCGGGTAAAGGTTTGGGTAAATTACTACGAAATGCTGGTGGATTTTTATTAAGCCCACCCGTACTTGCATTATTGGGTGTTGCCGGGACTGCCTGGTTGTTGAAGTATATGTATGATAATGATACACCAGAAGGTGACGACACCGCGGCAAGCAAAGGCAAAAGTGACGTTGAAATGGCCATGGAATATGGTCCAGAAGGACCACCCCGCGAAAGGCCAAAGGTTGAAGATGTTGCTAATGAAAGAAAAGTTCAAAACAAAATGGCCGATTTTCGCCTAAAATTGCGAAACATGGGTGCTGATGATAATAGAAAGAAAATATATTTAAGAGATTATCTAGAAATGGGTAATCCAGTTGAAAAAGAGGCAGCAACAAGATTGATGGCTGAAATAAAGCCAGAGAAAATGTCTGCGGCTGATTTCCAGAAACTTGACAAAGATACTACACCCGTTCCAATTCCAACACCAATGCAACCACCACCTGCAGCTGCGCCAGAAACGCCACCAGCAGTTCCAGGTACAGATTTGTCTGCAAGATTGGGTGCAGCAACTGATCAGAATTTGGATGCAAGTTTACCTGCATCTAAGCCGGCGGCACCTTCTGTTGTCAATAATGTCAACACCGCTCAACCAAGACAGATGCCACAAAAGACAGCAGAACTGAATACGATTGCTGTCAGAAATATGGATCCAACGTTCATGCGACTGATCATGGACAACACAAGAGTCGTATAAACAAAAAACCCCGCACTAGGCGGGGTCAAACTGAGGAGGATCAGTCTATCTCAGTTTAGTCTTCATTTGCCAATTTGGAAAAGTAAGACATTTCATCGTCATCAGTCGCAACTTCAAAAGGTGCATCATCAGCAACAACAGGTTTCTTAGGTGCAGAACGCATCTGTTCAACCGTAGTTTTTGCAGGTGCATCAGCACCACCAAGAACTTTTTCTAGACGAGACTTCAAATCATCATAAGACTTGAATTCTTTATCTGAAGTCATTTCACTCAGAGAGTGTTCAGATTTCCAAATCTTTTCAAGTTCTTCATCATCATCTAATAATGCAGAAGGCGACATGAATTCAGACTTATCATAGTTCTGATAGCCAGCAACCTTGGTGATCTTCAACTTGAAGTTAGCACCTTTCCACAGATCAAACGGATTGATTGCAGTTTCATCTTCAAACTGTGGGTTCATTGCTTCGGTGATCTTCTCGAAAATCTTTGCGCCGAAACGATACAGTTTGACTTTGCCTTCATTCTCTGGATGCTTAGGAT